TAATAATTGTATGCTTTGACATCGAAAATATATCTATGAATTTGTAAATCAGATATTGTACAACTTCAAAAATAAAATAGACTTTTGACAAAAGGTAGTATTTATCACGCCACGCTGAGTAGTCGCCTTGAGTTGCACTCGGTCGGCGATTTCGGGAAATATGACAGTGGCCCTGTCGTGTCCTTTTCCTCCTCGTCGCAGCCACATACATTTGGGCATGGAAACGATAACAGGAATGCACGCATTGCAATGGGCGCGGGAGATATCGAAGCTACCGGATGGATGCTTTACTATCGCCTTCTATCCTTACTCAAGAGCAAGGGGGCAAGCTTCTGCGAAACTTGTTACCAAAGCTGGATGTAAGTATAGAGCACAGTTACCGCAGGAACGTTTTCAGGTAGATAGCGATAACCTGTTCCTCTTTGTTGATACAGATGGTAAACCTAAATCATGTTATCGCATATTGATCCGGTATATGGGCTTTCCTCAGGATGGATTTAAACTACATAAGATAGATTGGCTATGAATAAGCTGGATATGTGGGGTAACCTAGGTTGTTACCTGGACGACAACAATGTAATCACCTTTCAAGTGGGTACCAATCCCGGTAGCAGCCTAGTGCGGGAGATGGAGCAAGACACTATGCCCATTACAGGTTACAATAGGAATATACAGTACCGATGGCTTAACGTGGATGGCTATAACGTGTATTCTCGTGGGACCGATAACCGCAAGTGTGAACGCATTGAAGTCGATATTAAAAACAATAGACTGTTGCCTCGCTTAATCAGTAAGCAGGTCAATATGCTGTATGGCAAAGGACCACGCATATATAAGGAAAAGCTACAGGACAATAAGATCGTAAGGGAATGGACAGATGTCCCGGCTATTCAGGACTGGCTGGATAGTTGGTTGACAAACGGCATGGAAATGTCTTATAAAGATTTTGGTTTGGCCATCATCAAACGGTATTATTTTTTTCGGGACTATTTTGTGAAATGGCGTATGTCCAAGGGAAAAGCGATTGGTCGTATGCCGGTGGCGGGGCTGGAACTTGTGGAAAATAAACATTGCCGCTTGGCGACTCTCAAGCAAGATGTGGCTGAAGATATCGTTCTGTACAACGACTTTAGATTTGTCGTTATGGGAAACTGGAACTATGGAGCGGCCAAATACAAGGTATATCCGTTGTTTCGGATCAACGAAGTTGGAAACTATCAGTTTGCGGCGATATCCCATCATCGGGAAAGCTCAGTAGGAAATCATTATGGAGAGAATGAAACGCACGAAGGGGTGAAAACCCACATCAAAACATCAAACGAGCTCCCTGAATTTATCGACTCATTTCTGAACAATAGCTTGGCTGCTAAAATCCATGTTATTATTCCAAATGCCTGGGTTGAGTCTAAGCGTAAACAAATCAAGGCTCTGTGTGAAGAGAATAAACTTCGTAAGAAAGATGGTAAGGAGTTGATCAAATACAACGATATTGGGATCGGTACGGAATATCGGGAATCATTGATCGTTCTCTACACACAGGAAGAATTACGTCGATTGTCTGCGTATTTGTCCGGAAAGAAGAACCAGGGCAAAGCTTTTTCCACTTTCTCCTTCAGGGGCGGTCAAGGGAACGAGGAAGAACGGTGGAAAATAGAAACTATTGATCTGAAATACAAAGAATACATTTCCTCCCTGATCGAATACGACAAGCGGGTAGACGAAGTTCTACTGGGTGCTGTAGGTCTGGACTCATCCATCTCAAGCGTGAGTAAAGACGGGGTGATATCCAAGTCTGGAGCTGATGTGTATTACAACTACTTACTTTATCTGCAAACGCTTACACCGGATGATGAGACGTGCTGCGAACCGTTCAACCTTGTCCTGCAGGTCAACTTTCCGGATCTCTATAAACAAGGCTACCGGATCGGTTTTTACCGAGAGGTACCAGCACGCCAGGAAGAAGTTTCACCAAATGACAGACTAAATAAACAACAACCATGAGTTATAATGTATTAACCGAATTGTTTGATCATATCACCGACTTAAGAGAGTATGTG